TGTCTTTACCCAAAGCACCAACAGTAGGCGTGTCAATAACACAACGGAGATATTCCATCATGCGTGGGGTAACCCGACGACTCCGTTCCGTGCTTTCCATATATCGTTTCTTCATAACAACCTCTTTTGTTTTCTCATCTTATATCCTATATTACCATGTAGAATAGGATTTGTCAATAGCTAATTTAGCCCGCAACAGCAAATATTTCTGCATCGCTGTCATATAGGTCAAACACCTTGCTGACCAGTTCACGATTCCCTGCCTTGGGAAAATCAAATACCTTGGAATAGGGAGATTTCTTGGCATAGACCACAACGCCGGGTGTTTTTGCCAGTTTGTTCCAGACATAACGTCCACCAGCAGACTGATGCGTACCAGCCATCAGGGTGATATCCATCCTATTCATCAGGAAGCGATAGATTTTGATGGCAAGGTTCTTACCCTTGTAACGGCTATCTACCTGTAGCATGCTAACAGAGCATCCCATACGTTCCTTGGTCAGCAATATTTTAGAAACAACACGATAGCGTGTCTCCATCTTATTCCCTATCCCTCTAAACCTCTTGGTTACGTTGCGGTCATAGACCAAAATGCTAATCTCGTGCGAGTGTGTCTCATCAACATAGATATCATATCCAAAGGCACGACCAACGAGCTCTAGATCATCTAGATTACCATACCCAAGGAAAGAACCCTTGTCCATCGCAATTCTGTCAACCATTTGATACCTCTTGATTTCTGATTATACCTAAGTATACCACACGAAAAGGGTTCTGTCAACTAAAATCGACTCGGAATCCAAGAAAAATTCACATCATCCAGCCATCGCCATTCACCTGTTTTCAGTGATTTTATGGGGGGAAACACGGGTTTGGGGGTCATATTGACCACTCCAGGGGGAATCTTTAGGACTTCCCACTTGTCTCCGTGTTCCCGAATACGGTTCTTACCGTGTCCAGTGAGGCCCTTGAGGGTGATAATCATAATACTTTCACATCTTCCGAAGTTATTTCCCATACGAAGACTGATTCTAGAAATTTCGCAGCGTCTTCAAATGTCTCAAATGCTTCACCCATATTCATTACAGCACCATCATTGGCAAAGGTAATGAATCCATCAATCCCGTCACCACCTACGATCTTAGGCGAGTGGCCGGGGGACACACAATTCGTTGCAGTCCAAACACCACTATTAAAATTGTCTTTCCATTCACTAACTAACGTCATGTCTATTTCCTTATTTCTCATTATATACATAGTATAACATACGAAAGTGTCATAGTCAATAAGAAAATGGCGTTCTATGATATTTTTTTGGATATTTAGGAAAGGTGTGATATATTTACCACCCCATCATCAATTTGCCTTCTTCTGATACAGAATCCATTGTGAATGGGGGGTCAAAGGTAGTATTAATTATAACACTTATAACCTCTGGCACATAACCTGCTTTTTGTATATCGCTAACAATTTGGTCTGCAAACGGACAAAATGCACTAGTTAAAGTATGCGTAATGGTAACCTCTTTCTCTGCTTCATCAATTGCTATATCATATATTAAACCTAAATCGTATATATTAATACTAATTTCTGGGTCAAATACTTCTCGTAAATTTGCTATAATCTGGTCATTATCTATAGTCATAATATCTTTACCATCCTTTAGGTTTCTTCGTAGTGCCTCGCATCAGTGACTTTCTTTGCACGGGCCCGCGCTAGCTGATTTGCGTCCCACTCCTCTGGAGGCATCTTCAAAGAGAGGCCAGCGTCCTTGAGATACTTCTCAAATACGTCATCAGAGTTAACTACTTTAAGCCCTGTTCCCCCAGTGGAGTACCGAACAACGTATGACTTACCGCTGCCCGGTCCACCAGCAAGGAAGAACGCTTTAAATATATTGGGGTCTTGAAGACCTTCCTGTAGTTCGTCGTATGTCTTCATTTTTTGTGAGTCCTTGTCTCTTATACCCTGCCATTGCTATAATGTATTTATCTCCATCTGAAAGAGGATCGAAGTGTAATGTCCGCTCTTGTGTTTGGAATGTCATATTCTTAATGCGGTTCTTGGACTTGGCCATTTTTAATTCCTTTCGCTGGTTATGTTGGGGTATAAGGGTTTTTGAAATGGACTTCTCCTTTATGCTAGCCGATGTTATTCCAGTTCTCTGGAATGGTTTGCCCAAGTCTTTCAGACTTTGGTTCTAGGTTATTTGTTGGGGCAGCAAGTCTTTTACCAATACTATCCTTGGTGACATTCATATACATAAGATGTCTGTTATTTTGTATATCAAAATCGTGACGTAAACTTCTTATCATAAAATTACCATTATATAACACATCTAATTTTTCATTCTCTGTAGATTTATATGCGCCTGTGTTTGGAATCTTTAATTCAATAATATCCCCAACTGAGACTGTGGTATTACCGACAACATCAAGACTTAACTGCAAGGCAGATTCTAGCATAGACATCTGTGATCCTCTGGATTGTAATACTTCAGATGATCTATTTGCGGTGAAAGAATATTGATTGAAATCGTCCTCATAACTCTCGTCTGTGTTAAAACCTACTGTGGGTTGAAGATATTGTTTTGATGGAAATGATGATACATTTTTTCCATCTTTTGTGAGACTAAGTGTATTCACTAAAGGGTACGCCTTTTTGTATTTACCAAACAGGTCAATGTGTCTCTCATTATCAAAATTGTCAATATAGTTATATGTATGTTTTTGGTAACTTTTAGAAATAATGTCATGGACAATCAATTCAGAAGAATATATACCTGTAGTGTAGTTATAGATGGTATCAGGTGAGCTTGTTATTCTATAGTTTTCTATTGCAGATAACTCTTGAATAATATCCCGTACACCATCTTTAGTTCTAGTGCCAGGAATAGTGTATTCGTATGTCATAACTGGCGCCTTAGAATACATGTTGCCAAGAGTCCTAAAATTAAACCCACGAGTGTTCTCAAAAAACATATATGTCGCATCATTATATTTCTTTGATACTGCATTTTTTGTAGCCATTCCTATTACTCCGAATGGCATAATATTTGGTGCAATTATCTTTTTACTGTCAACACTAGGTTCATTGTAAAACTTCTTGGCACTATCCAAATCATTTCTCAACATTGTCTCAACAATATCAGAATATGTTCCAACTAGGGTTCTTCTAACCCTTGACCTTTGGTTTACTACAAACTCTCTTGATACAAAATTTAACATTGATGCTTGAACACCATTACCAATTTCACTCCTATCACTAAGGCTGGTGACCATAAAGGAGTTATCAGTATAGTCCATAATATTATCCTCACCGCTCAGTGATGGTGTTGCAATTTTAAGTTTTAAATACTCCTGACCAATGATAGGACCAAATGATGCTAAATTAAATGCATCTTGCATTATCAGATTTCCAGTTAATGAATCTTCGTTTATATTTTCAAATATAGTGAGGGCAATGATGGATGCCTTTAACCCCACAACTTTTCCCGTTGACAGAATTAAGTCAGCCTGAAGAATGTTAAACTCACCGCCACTTTTAAGCCCTGTTAATGCCACTTAATTAATCCTCTGTATCACGGACAAGTCTTCCAAACTCCTCAACGAATTGTTCTAGATATTCTGGGTCTAGGAGTCGTATCCTTCTAATTTCATCCTGTTTTGATTCTTCGTATTCTCTATTTGTAATCAATACTGCATCAAAGATTGTATCACCATCAGCATCTACATTACTAAGACCAATATTAATCTTTACATCGGTGTCACCTGATGCCTGATTAATCTCGTAGTGGTGTGTTGCATCAACATTGTCGTAAGTATCTTCTAAGTGTGAGAAAAACTGCCGGTTGTTCATTGGCCACTGATGATACCTGTCAGTGATATTATTGACAAGTAGAACAACCCAATGGTATCCTGACTCACCATATAATTTATCAGCAATCATCTCAGGTGTCTCGCCATTCCTAATATCATGGGTATCAAAGAGAGATGATACTGCTTTTGCTTTGTTGTGCAACGCTACTCTTTTAAGAAGGTGTGTTACAACCTTGTAATCATCATTACCAACAGAATCATACACGATAAGAGGGAATTGGGAAAAATACATCTTAATACCCCTCGTTAATTTTGTTTCTGTCCATAATTTCTAGTTCTTTGAAGGATAGAACAATAACTGTTTTCTGGGGTGGAGGTCCGTCACCATCTTCATTATTATATGTGACGAACTTGTCACCACCATATGTAACATCCATCTTTTCTAGATAGCACTTTCCTATTCTGTTGAGATAAGAATTCTTTTTATTTACATGCATATAGGCAATTTCAAAAACATCAGGAATATTCATCTCTCTTGTAGATGATGCCACTCTGAATGTTGGTGTCATACCTTCTTTAAATTTCTGAACGATAGCTTTTACTGTTTTAGATTCTTTTTGGTTCTTTGGGATAAAGGTGAACGTGAAAGAAAAATCCCTTCTACCAATACCCCTAAACATGAGCTCCGTTCTAGGAGATATAATGGTGCCAGTTTCAATTGCTATTAAATCCTTTGCGCCAGGAATGATTGCGTCTATCCCTTTTACTGCCATTTGTTTTAGAGCAGTACCGACTGTACCGGCGGCAGAACCTACAGCGTCCATGACACCAGAACCAGATTGTATATCCTTGATAATTCCAGCTATTGCTTCACTCATTGCACCAATTGGCGCCTGTTCATAGTCCATCGAATAGGATACGTTTACTGCTGGAGGCATATACAACCCTATCACTGTCCCGCTTTTTGGGATGTTTCTACGAGCGAGCGTTAAGCTCGTACCTGTTTGACCACTTTCCTCTGCAGCTGCCAAATCGGCCTTTGCCTGAAGCTTCTTTGTTGCATCTGTGTCAATATCGTCCACGCCGAACACATTGCGCTTCATTACGTTCTCAACCTTCACTGAATTGATTATCGGTTTCAGCGTTGCACTGGATATAGAATATCCAGTAAAGAGGATGTAACTTGCTTGATGTGCGTTCATCCCAACATCTTCTGGATAGAGAAGAATCAATGGGTCTTTTATAAAACCAGTACTAGTCTCTGCACGAGAACTGCTGGAAGATGAACCACCCAACCCTGACCTTAGACTACCAGCAACTCCACTGACAAAACTTGATGCTGCTCCAGCTGCTGCGTTCCTTGCAATGTTTACGAAACCATCTCTTAATGCCATGTCTAAATATCCTTATATACTCTAGTGGAACTATTTATAACACATGTCATACAAAGGTCGATACACACCAACCAAACCCCAAAAATATAAGGGTGATTCACGAAACATAGTTTATCGTTCTCTCTGGGAACGTAAGTTTATGGTGTATTGTGATACCAGCAGCGCCGTTATTGAATGGGGTAGTGAAGAGATCATTATACCCTATTTATCACCCAAGGATGGTCGCTTTCACAGATATTTCCCAGATTTCTATATTAAAGTTAAGCAAGCTGATGGAACTATTAAGAAGATGATTATTGAGGTCAAACCCAAGGTGCAGTGCAAACCACCCAAGGAACCCAAGAGGAAAAATAGACGGTGGATGAATGCGGTTATGACATACGGTGTAAATGATGCTAAATGGAGATATGCGACTGATTGGTGTGCAAATAACGGCATGGAGTTTAAAATATTAACTGAAGATCATCTAGGAATATCTTATAAATAGTATTATGGCAAGAGCTCCCAGTAAGTATATGCAAGCAGTTAAGGATGAGGCGAAAGGTCGCCCAAAGTCAACTGCATGGTATAGAGAAAAGATTAAAGAGTTTGGTACACCAAGTTCATTAGACCTCTTACGAGATGGTAAGCGGAATAATAAACCATTCTATGGTAAGCTTAATATGTTTATGTATAGTCCAAAATTTAAATCAACTCTGCCATACTATGATACCTTCCCTTTGGTGTTACCATTAGAGATGTATTCAGACGGGTTTCTTGGTATCAACTTCCATTACCTACCCATTCCATTGAGAATGAAGTTGCTTGATAAGTTAGTGGATTATTCTAATAATACCGCATTTGATGAGTCAACAAGACTTATAGTTGATTATAGTAAATTGAAAAGTTTACGCATTATCAAACCAACCCTACACAGATACCTTGCTGGATACACTAAGTCACAGTTTCGCAGGATTGATGCAGATGAATTTACAATCGCAACGCTCCTACCTGTGCAAAGATTTAAGAAAGCAGGTGAATCAGCTGTGTGGAAAGATTCAAGGGCAATGATCTAATGGCAGTAAATCCTTTATTCTCAGAAGCAACAGCATTTGGTGTTCTTAACAACTTCCTATCTGAATTCCATAATGACAACGGCTATGCCCTACCTAGTCGTTATGAGGTTATTATAACCCCCCCACCTAAGCACCCAAACCCAAACGCTGCGAAGAAAGTAGATATGCGGGTTGAGGCATTAGATATGCCGGGTAGAGCACTCAACACTTCACCAGATTCTAATATGTACGGTATTGCACCAGAAATTGTTGATGGAATTACATTTGCCGGGCAAATATCTTTAACCATACAAACAAGTAGTGATCTAGAAGAAAGAGTATTCTTTGAGTCATGGCAAGAACTGGCATGGGATAGGTCAACGTGGAATGTTGGTTACTACAAGGATTATATTGGTACAATGGATATCTATGTTTTAGATATTAATAATAATAGACGTTATGGAGTTAGAATATTTGAGTGTTTTCCTAAAGAAGTTGGGCCAATACCTCTGGATTACGCTAAAGCAGCAGAAATTATCAAAACACCAGTAACTATGGAATATAAGTATTGGGAGACACTTAATATTAACAATCAACCACCTAGCCTTTTAGACAAGGTTTTTGATACAGTGATTACAGGTGCAGAGAGATCAATTAATGCGAACATACCAAAGGTGTTGAGCAGATTATTATAAAGGATGAATAAATTATGGCATTACCTAAACTAAAAACACCAGAATACATACTAACACTACCATCAACACAGGAGGAAATTAAATTTAGACCATTCTTGGTTAAAGAACAAAAAATCCTGATGATTGCTCAAGAATCAGGAGATGAAAGACAAATTGCTGATGCTATGACTAAACTAGTATCTGGATGTACATTTGATGTTGTTGATGCAAATGTTAATCCAATGTATGATATTGAATATGTTTTTCTACAATTACGGGCGAAGTCTGTTGGTTCAAAGGTAAAATTAAAACTTCTATGCCCAGACGATAAAGAAACTTATGCCGAGGTTGAAATTAATTTAGAAGATATTGGTGTGCAGATGAGTGTAGAACATTCTGCCGTTATTGATTTGACAGATGATATTAAGATTAACTTTAGATATCCTATACTCAAAGACATTGAAGGTATGAGTGGAGGCACTAATGAAATTAATAAAATGTTTCATTTAGTTGATAAATGTATTGTGAGTGTTGAAAGCGGTGATGAAACAACACATAGAATTGATATGACAAACGAGGAAATTGAGGAGTTTATTGATTCATTCAATACAAAACAGTTACAAGATATTATGAAATTTTTTGAAACAATGCCAAAGGTTCGGCATGTGGTAGATGTGGTAAACCCTAAAACGAAAGTAAAAGGCGAAGTACTACTGGAGGGGTTAGAAAGTTTTTTGGGATAGCGCTGTCACATGACAGCATAGGAAATTACTATAAAACAAATTTTTCTATGATGCAACATCATAAATATAGTTTGACCGAATTAGAAAATATGATGCCTTGGGAACGAGAGATATATATTGGTTTGTTGATAAATTATTTGGAAGAAGAAAAAGCAGAACATGACAAACAAGAGAGAAAAAGTAGGAGTTAATCAAATGGCTGAAGAAGAAATCAAAGCATCAGGTTACCATCCTGCCGATACAAATGGTGACGGTAAGGTTAGTCCTAACGAACAAGAGATGCATCTTGAGTTCAAACGCAGAGAACTTGAGGAT